ACACTTCCGTTTATATCCCATAAACAGATGTTTCGACTATACAATGAAGCAGGAACTGCCATTGTGAATGCTACCTCTTTCAACGACTTCGAAGAGGCTGGGGAGCTTCGTCTCGTCACTCTCAACCCTTTCCTTATCGCCAACGACGACTACGACACTCATGTGTCTTTGAATGTGTATGCGTGGGTGGAAGACATCCAACTGGGATGTATCACCGGCACAAACATTGACATTACCGCAGAGTCTAAGACGCTTGGCCAGCGGTTTATCGCTTCTCTTGAGAGGGGAGGAACCGAGTACGAGCATCCTGGGCCAGTCACAATCGCCGCGACGACCGTCGAAAAGATTTCCAATATTCTTGCAGACATTCCGGTTATCGGGCCGTTCGCCAAAGCCACTTCCACCATTTCTAGGAGTGTGGGAAAAGTGGCCTCTTGGTTTGGCTGGTCAAAACCTGTTGTTCTTGAGAAACCTTGTTTTGTCAAGAATAACCCCTTCGCCAATGGTGCGAATTTAGCTGGCAATGACACAGCTTTTCGTATCACCTGCGACCCCAAGCAGGAACTGACAGTCGATCAGACAATTGGTGGAGTAGACGGGCCTGATGATATGGCCATCAATTCCATTTCCGCTCGGGAGACGTTTTTGACGACTTTTGAGTGGCTCGACACTGCTATTGCGATGGATACGGTGCTATGGAGAGCACTGGTTACCCCAACGCAGTACAGTATCGCGGGACTTACTAATGGAGTGGCAGCTCTAATTCAACCAACAACCACGGACTTCGTTTCTCGTCCTTTTCAATATTGGCGAGGAACTATGTATCGTTTTGAGATTGTCTGCTCCAAATTCCACAGAGGTAAGCTGCTTTTTAAGTTTGAGCCAAACTGCGCTCAAGCAATACTCATCTCATCCAATGAGACGAAACTTAATCAGCAGAATACCGTTATCGTTGACATCCAGGACACCCAAGACATTTGTTTCTCATTTGACTGGGCGTTCCCCCGAGCTTGGGCTCAGATTCAGCATGAGTTAGCTAATCTGACCCCTAATGCGACGAATGCGTATGAGGACCTTGCACTGGCCACTGTTGCCGTCCGAGGTCCTTTCGCGAATGGGTTCGTCGAGGTTATTCCTCTAAACGAACTCGTTCAGCCTACCGCGGGATCGGGAGTCAAGATCAACGTTTATGTATCATGTGAGGACCTCCAGCTTGCCTACCCTACGGGTGAAGGGCTACTGGGTGGTGCTGAAGATACCAGCCGTCGTTACAATTACACAGAAAGTAAGGACGTTACTCACGACACTATCAATGCAAATGATTCCACTTTGGACGGCATTCACGACTACCATTTTGGTGAGCGGGTTTTGTCCCTTCGGTCTCTCTTAAAGAGGTACCAGACTGTGACTACTCAATCATCTACTACTACCACTAATGGTGCCGTCCTATGGGCTCTCAATGGCAATTCCATACCTTGGAATGCTTCCCCGGTTCGCAAAGGCACAATCGCCAGCGAGCCATCTAATCCCGGAGAGTTTAGGAATAATTTGTATAATTACATGCGCCCCGCATACATGGGTATGCGAGGGGGCTTCCGTTTTCGTGTGGTGCCAATGACTGGCGGGCTTATGGGGCCCGCCACCTACACGAAAGTAACGATGTCGGAGTTGCTCGACAGTGGCGTGAACCAGACTTCCATTGGAAATATGTCTGCGGTTGCCAATGGAGCACTGACTTCGAATCGTTCTAGGAATGAGGGGACGATTATCTTTCACCCTGCCTCTAATGGCGGGGTGGAGTTTGAGATTCCCTTCTATTCACCGAGTCTGTTTCTGTTCGCGTTTGCTTACGATTACGGCAGTTCTTACTCGGCGGATCCGGCAATGGGGTACGACAGTTATACTAATGCCAAGTGGACGGCTCGATTTGTGATTGACCACAGCTCAGCTTCCGCTTACGGCAATAAGGGCGGCACCGTTTTTATGGTCGATGCCATTCCTGCTGAGGATTTTACTTTCCTCCGCTTTCAAGGAGCCCCACCCATTTGTATTGCGCCATAGGTTACAAACTTGTTTTAAAACTCGTTTTCCGTTGCCTATGTTGTAGTACCCCCCCCATAAAACAAGAACCTATTGGTTCTGCCGGGATTCAGTCTAACCCACCAATTAGACAAAGTCGGGTGACACTCACCCAAAACACCGAGGAGACGGTATATAAAAAATCAAGCTCCAGCACTACTGATGCGTCTAAAAACGCAGAAGAGAGACCTAAAGAGGTTCAATCACAGTGCTGGCCGCTGTGAGGAATTTCCCTCTACGATTCTCTCCATCTTTAAGTGTTGGGAGCTTTTGAGCATGACGTGCTCACGAGTCTTCA